TTAGACTCGCGCTTTCCATGTATATAACAGTTCCAGCGCTTTGCGCGGAGTCAGATCATCCAGGTTGATCTTGAATAATTCCTCCAGCACCGGGTGCGGCAGGCTGGCAAACATATCGCTTTGCAGTGGAGTCGCCTGCTGGCCGGGCTCGTTGCGTGGCAAATCATGGGGCAGGCTGGTGGTTTCCAGGCGCGCCAGATGTTCGCGGGCACGCAAGATCACTTCGCCGGGAACACCGGCCAGTTGCGCTACCGCTAAACCATAGCTCTGGCTGGCCGGGCCGGGCAGTACATGGTGCAAAAAGACGATGCGCTCATTGTGCTCGGTGGCGTTGAGATGCACGTTGGCAACCAGCGGCTCGCTCTCCGGCAGTACCGTGAGTTCGAAGTAGTGGGTGGCGAACAGCGTGTAGGCACGCAGCGTGGCCAGCTGTTCGGCGGCGGCCCAGGCCAGCGACAGGCCGTCGAAGGTACTGGTGCCACGGCCAACTTCGTCCATCAGCACCAGGCTGCGTTCTGTGGCGTTGTGCAGAATATTCGCGGTCTCGCTCATCTCGACCATAAAGGTCGAACGGCCGCCCGCCAGGTCATCGCTTGATCCGATACGGGTGAAGATGCGATCGACCAGCGACAGCTCGCAACTGGCCGCGGGGACGAAGCTGCCGATATGCGCGAGCAGCACGATCAGCGCGGTCTGGCGCATATAGGTGGATTTACCACCCATGTTCGGCCCGGTGATGATCAGCATGCGCGTGTCATCGTCGAGGCTCAGGTCGTTGGCCACGAAGGGGGTGGTCAGTACCTGCTCGACCACTGGATGACGGCCTTGCTCGATACGCATGCAGGGCTCGTCGACGAAGCGTGGACGATTGAGGTCGAGGTTCAGGGCGCGTTCGCCCAGGTTGCTCAGCACGTCCAGTTCGGCCAGGGCCGCGGCGCTGTCCTGCAGCGGACCGAGGTGGCCGATCAGGCGTTCCAGCAGTTGTTCATAGAGGATCTTTTCGCGGGCTAGGGCGCGGCTCTTGGCCGACAGCGCCTTGTCCTCGAATTCCTTTAGCTCTGGGGTGATGAAGCGCTCGGCACCTTTCAGGGTCTGGCGGCGGATATAGTCGGCCGGCGCCGACTCGGCCTGCTTGCTTGGCAGTTCGATAAAGTAGCCATGCACGCGGTTGTAGCCGACCTTGAGATTGGCCAGGCCGGTGCGGGCCTTCTCCCGCACCTCCAGATCCATCAGGTACTGACCGGCGTTTTCGCTAAGCGATTGCAGTTCGTCCAGCTCGACGTCGTAGCCGGTCTTGAGCACGCCGCCATCGCGGATTACCGCGGGCGGGTTGTCAATAATGGCGCGGGCCAGCAGCTCGGCCAGCTCCGGGTAGGTGCTGACTATGCCGGCCAAGTCAGCCAGGTGCGGCGAGTCGAGGTCAGTCATGGCCTGTTGCAACTCGGGCAGGGCGGCCAGGGCATCGCGCAGGCGCGCCAGGTCCCGTGGTCGGGCGTTGCGCAAGCCAATACGCGCAAGGATCCGTTCCAGATCGCCAATTTCCTTGAGCTGCGGTTGCAGGGTCTCGAAGCGATAACGCTCCAGCAGGCAGGCAATCGACTCCTGGCGCGCTTCCAATATTGTGCGGTCGCGCAGCGGGCGGTTCAGCCAGCGGCTGAGCAGGCGGCTGCCCATGGCGGTCTGGCAACGGTCGACCACCGATTGCAGGGTGTTCTCGCGCCCGCCGGCGAGGTTGACGTCCAGCTCCAGGTTGCGCCGGCTGGCGCCGTCGAGAATCACCGTGTCGTCGAGGCGCTCATGGCGCAGGCTGCGCAGGTGCGGCAGGGCGGTGCGCTGGGTTTCCTTGGCGTACGCCAGTAGGCAGCCGGCGGCGCCTATGGCCAGGCTCAGGTTCTCGCAGCCGAAGCCTTTCAGGTCCTGGGTGGTGAACTGTTGGCAGAGGCTTTTGTGCGCACTGTCGCGCTCGAAATCCCAGGGCGCGCGGCGACGCACGCCGGGGCGTTTCTCCGCGGGCAAGCCTTGCGGCCAGTCATCGGGGATCAGCAACTCGACCGGATTGAGGCGTTCCAGTTCGGCCAGCAGATTCTCCCAGCCTTTGATCTCCAGCACGCTGAAGCGGCCGCTGGTAATGTCCAGCACAGCCAGGCCGAACAGCCGCTCGTCACCGAGTACGGCGGCTAGTAAGTTGTCGCGTCGCTCGTCGAGCAGCGCCTCGTCACTGACCGTGCCGGGGGTGATGATGCGCACCACCTGGCGGTCCACGGGACCCTTGCTGGTGGCCGGGTCGCCGACCTGTTCGCAGATCACCACCGACTCGCCGAGCTTGACCAGCTTGCCCAGGTAGCCTTCGGCGGCGTGGTAGGGGATTCCGCACATGGGAATCGCCTGGCCGGCGGATTGGCCGCGGGCGGTCAGGGTGATATCCAGCAGCTTGGCGGCCTTTTTCGCGTCTTCGTAGAAAATCTCGTAGAAGTCGCCCATGCGGTAAAACATCAGCTGGTCCGGGTGCTGGTTTTTCAGTCTCCAGTACTGCTGCATCATGGGCGTGTGAGAAGATAAATCTTGAATAGCCTTATTCATCAGGTAGTTAGCGCGCTTTCTAAATTTATGTGGGGCAGGATTGGGGCAATCTGCGCGGTGTTCTGCATGCCGAACCAGATGTGCTCAAGCTCGTTTGGCGATTCGTCGTCCATCCATTTGGCATATACCTGAACCAACATGGTGAAGTCCTTGTGACCCATCTGCTTGGAAATGAAGGCAAGATTACCACGGGCTGTTAGGCACCAGCAGGCATAGGTGTGGCGGGTTTGGTAAGGCCGGCGCGGGCGGGTTTTAGCTCGGCGCTGAATGTTGCCCCACTTGGTGTTCCAAGCCGTTGGCACAAACCAGGCATTGACCTTGGTTTTTCTGGCCTGGGTTGTCGGCGATAGTAGTGGGGTGACGGTGTCCTGGCGGGTCTCGTGACGGTTCAGGTAGACCGTTACCGTTAGGGCTGCGGCTTCCGCTTGCAGGGCGAGCAGGGTGATCACCGCCTCGCGCGCCGGCGGAAACAGGAACACGATGCGCGCTCGCCCGGTTTTGGGTGGTTTGAACTGGCCGCTGCTGGTTACTGCCCGGCGCACGTGGATTATGTTTGCGTCCAGATCTACATCTTCTTTGGCCAGCCCACACAACTCGCCAGGTCGCAGCCCGGTATAGACCGCCAGGGTGATCGAGGCGCTGTCTGCTGGGTGTAGGCAACCGTCGGCGATCAGCTTGGCGAACTCGGCCTGGGTCAATGGGTCTGGTTCGCGGGCACTCATCTGAAAGCGTACGCATGCCGCCGCCAAACCTGTGCGGCAGTAACCGTTGCTCTCGCACCAGCCCAGGAAGCCCGACAGGGTCGCCAGGTAGTGGTTGGCTGTTGATGTGGCGCGATCTTCGATCAGATCCACGCGCAGCTGCTGAACATCCTCGGGCAACAGTGTGCTGCCCAGCCTGTTTTTGCCTAGCAGCTCAATGCAGATATCGAGCGCGGAACCATAGCGGCTCTCGGTCTCGGCTGTGATGTCCACGGCTTTGAGCGGCTTGTAACGAGCGAGCAGGGCATGCAGGCGCTCATCGCGTGGGGTGCTGTAGTTGCTGGCGTGCTTGGAGCCTGGGAAGTGCTGGGCATAGTCGAACTTGCCCATCTTGATGTCATGAAGAACCGCCGCCCGGAGTTGGGCGGCGTGACGAATGTTGGCTTTGGTAACCGGCAGGCCCAGCGTTTCGCGACAGCGCCTGCGCTTCCACATGAAGGCGATGCGCAGGCTGTTGCCGTGGATCTCAATACCCTGGTGCTTGGCCAGTTCGGCTTCTAGGCCGCTTCCTGCGGTGCGCTCTCGACCCACTTGTCGATCTCCTCGATATTGATAAATACGCGAGAGTCGCGCGCTTTGCGCCAAATGCGGCCCTGTGCCCAGGTGCCGTTCTTCACCTTGTGGCGGATGGCGTCCTCGCTATAGCCGGTCAGCTCGGAAGCGCGCTTTATGAGAACCCAGCGAGGGAGGCTCATGCTGCACCTCGCTGGACATGGTGGCTATGTGCCGTCAAGCTCGCAGGGTTGAAACTGCCAAGGAGGCGCGCATGCTGCCCAATGAAGTCACTGTTAATTTCAAGTTTCGGCCAAAGCTCTGGCTGGTTTCGCCTTTTGCAGCATTCTTGGTCATTGTTCTTTACCTCTTGCCTTGGGGGGCTGCTAGTGCTCCTGCTTGGGTTCAGGCTCTCGGAGCTGTCGCAGGTGTTTTCGTCGCCGTGTTTGTTGCTAGTGGCCAGCAACGACGTCAAGAGCAGTCTGAAAGGCGTAAGGAAAGAGTTGTAATCAAGGCCATTGCCGAAATCGCGAGAAGAGGGTCTATGTGGGTTGAGCAAATCCACATGCTTGCTAGTCATGGTGAAGCAAAGGCGCAGTCCACCCGCTTTCTTCAGGCAATAGATGCGGTGGAGCGGGAGTGGCAACTTCTCCAGGCCGTTCGACTTACTGATTTGCCTGATGAGTCCTTGGTAAATGACTTTTCGCTTCTGGAACATAACCTTCGCAGTTGCGTTGACTCTGCTCGCAGATATCTCGCGGGGGCTCAAGGTGAGGAACTGCGTAGCATTGGCATCAAAGTTACGTTCAATAAAAACATCGTTAGGGACATTGCTGAACGGCTTGCGACTGAGACGCCATGAGGTTGTGGATGTCGCTATAGGTGGTCCATACCCCACGACAAGCTGCGCGTGCGGGCGGTTAGTTGAGCGGAGCGGTTCACTCTGATCTGGCGCCCGGCGCACGCATGTCGTGGGGTATACGCGACCTGTGGTGGCGCGGAGCAGGGGCGGGAGAATGCCTGCTGCTGTGCAGCAGAGACTCTTTATAGCGCCACCGCTCGGGATCTGATGGCGGCTGCGCAATGTGGCGCGCGGCTGGTTGGCATGTACCAGGCCGCCGCCGTGCTGGCGCCCGGCTTTGAGTGCGGTGGTTGCGGTGGCTTGGGTCATGCTGCGTACCTCCGGCGATGTGTCGTGGCCAGCAGCGTGATGAGCCGGTCGTGGTAGCGCTGGCGGGCGTCTTCGGGTGTCCAGCGGGTGATGTGTTGCGGCAATGGGTCGTAGCCGTTGAGGCATTCCCAGGTGCCGGCTTGCTCGGGCATAAGGTCGCGGCGTTCGGTGGCCAGGGCGACCATGTCGGCGGTGTGGATGCTTGCCGGTAGCACGGGGTCGATGTCGAAGCGTTCGGCGACGGCCAGCCACACGCGCTGCTCGATCTGGTGGTAGATCGAGGCGAGGTGGCTCAGGTGTTCGGCCATTGGGTCGTTGCCGGGGCTGATGGTGTACTCCGCTGCCGCCTGGCTCATGCGGTGGCGATCGATGCCGAGCGATTCGCAGGTCAGTAGCCAGGCATCGGTTGTGCTCGCCGCGGTTTCCTTCAGCAGCTGCTTGAGCGGTTGCACCATATCGCCCACATAGGCCTCTGCCGCGTCGTGCAGCAGGGCGGGCAGTTGATCCTCATCCGGCACGATGCTGGCGACCAGCAGGCTGTGCTGGGCGACCGAATAGTGGTGCCTGCAGTGGCCGTTGAAGCGGCAGATGTGGGCCAGGCTATGGGCGATGTCGGTGGTGGTGACTAGATCCGCGCGCGGGCGCAGCAGGCTCATGGGTTTGGCGCTGTTGGTGAGTATCCAGCTCATGCCGCGATCTCCTGTTTCAGCTGTTCGGCCAGGGCTGCGTTGCGGGCGTTGTTCCGCAGCAGCCAGCAAGCCTCGGCGCCGAATTGGGCGCGCACTTGGCGCTCCAGTTCGGCGAGTTCGGTTTCGATTTGTGCGAGGCGGACCAGCGTGCGGGTGTGATCGTGCTGCAGCTTGCCGGCGGCATCGGGCGATAGGCGCAGCAGTGGGTAGTGGCGCCTGGTCATGCTGCTGCCCCCATGGCTTGGCCGTAGTCGCGCTGGCGCTGCTGTTGAGCGGCCAGGGTCAGTACATCGCGGGTGTGCTCGAAGCCTTCGGGTGGAGAGATGACGCTAAAGCGAAGTTCGCCGTATTCGAGTTCGCCGTGGTAAGTGGCCTCTTTATCCAGCCACTCGATCAGATCCGTGTCGCTGATGCCGTGCTCAGCGGGGGAGAGAAGCAGTGGCACCTCGTCCAGCGCTTCCTTCACGCGGTCGGCTATGTCGTGGATGCGGGTTTGAGCCAACTCGGCCTGGTTGGTTTTATTGCTGCCTGACTTGGTGAATTGCTCCGCGACAATGCCGAGTTGTTTGGCCGCCAACTTGAGCATCAACCAGTCGTCGTGGGTCAGGCGGTTGGCGACTTCGCGGTTGAGGTCTTCCCGGAGCTGCTTGGTGACGTTGTCGTGGTCGCACTGTTCCTCGCGCAGGCACTGGCGCAGCTTGCTCAAGGCAGCCTCGCGGGCATCTAGTTTGCGGTTGGTCTCGATCAAGTCAGCGGTGCGCTTGGCCAGGCTGTTGCTGGTGGCGCTGTTGATTTTCTCCAGTTTGTGGATGAGGCGGTCAGCTGCTCGGCGGCCGGTGCGCAGGCCGGTGCAGTAGGTGATGCCGATCAGCATGGCAACGCATGCAGCGATGGCGAACAGGGCGTAGAGCTGTGGGGTGGTGAGTGCCATGGTGTGCTCCTGGGTGGTGGCGCTGGTGGTGGCAGCGGTTGTTGGTCAGTCGTTTGGTTCGGTGGCATCGCCCTGCAGCCGGGCCATTTCCTCGTCCGCCTTGTAGGCGCGGATGTCGATCAGTGCGGCAACGTGGCGGATGTGCGCGAACTTGGGCGCTTTGCGGCTGCTGTCCAGGGTGGTGATGGGCAGTTGAATGCGGCCGCTGTTGATCTCGGCCACAAACGACTGCTCGTTGAGGTTGCGGAAGTACTGCACGCGCAGCCTTTCCAGGGGGACAAGCACATCGCCGAAGGTGCGGTAGAGCAGCTCGATGGTGGCCGCCTCTGGTGCCTGCAGCAGGCGCAGCGGGGTTTGGTTTGCGCTAGTCATTGGCTGGCTTGGCCTCCTGCTTGGGTGCGTATGCCGGGTGGCCCCATGTGTTGAGGCAGTGGCGTTTGGTTAGCGCACGCAGGTGCTCGGGCACTTCCTGCAGGGCGGCGTTGCGCTCTGCGAGGGTGCCTTTCGCGATGATCTGCCGGGCGTAGTGGCGCGGCCTGGGTTCAAGCTGCTTGCTGCTCATGCCACCTCCCGTGGGTCAGGCGTGGCGGGCGGAGCAGGGCGCTCGATGCTGAGTTGCTCCGCCAGCCAGCGAATGCCGGCCGGTGTTACGCGAGTTGAGTAGCTGTACTGCAGGCCCAAATCATCGTGATACCAGCGACCTTCGTACTTCTGCAGGTAAAGCCTGTCACGCACCGGGAAAACCGGCAGGTTGCTGCTATCCAACAAGCCTTTGGCGCGCATGCGCGCAATCAACTTGGTGCGTGTCAGGCCCAGGTGAGGTGCTGCCTCTTTGAGTGTGTAAGCCATGGGTGCACCTCAGGCCGCAGCCGCGAGGCTGTCGCGGTAGCCGGTGAGGAAGCGGCGCAGGTTATCGGCCAGCATGGCGTAGGCGCGGCGTGTGTCTGCAGGCAGGGTCAGCATGCACGCCGCACCATGTAGCTCGATTTGCGCGGTGTAGCCGCCGAACCGGTTACGGCGGATCAGCAGGCATGGCTCCAGCTCATCGGCAGGCAGGTAGTAGGTGCCGCGGCCTTTGCGTAGCGCCTGGCGCAGGGTGCGCTCCAGGTCGGTGACAAGCAGGTACTCGTCCACGTCCGGCACGTTGGTAGGGGCGTGGCCGTTGACGATCTGCTCGATAAAGCGCGCGACGCGCTTGCCGTTGTCGGTGCGGTACTTGTCCAGAGATACGCTGTTGGCTGTGTTGCCGATGCGCACACGTACGTCGATGGCTTGCGCGCACTGCTCGATGCTGACCGTTGCCGCCACCGACACACGCTCAGCATTGCTCAGCGTATGAATGAAGGTGCCATTGAGGGCGACCTGGGCCTGCAGGCGGATAAAGCCCGGGGTGGTGAGGGTTAGTTGGCTCATGCGGCGTCACCTCCCCATGGGTTGCCAGGGGTCGGCTGCGGCGCAGTCTGGCGGGGTTGCAGCTTGGGCTTGCCGCCGGTGATCACGACCAGGCAGCCCGTGGTAGCTTGCAGCTGCTCGATCAGGCGGCGGTTACTGGCGCAGGTTGGGTGGACGTGCAGGGTGGCTGTGGTGGCCATGGTGTTGCCTCGCTCTGTGGTGGAGAGTGAGGCGATAGTTAACCCTATAGGTTATTATGTCAAATAAAAATAACCTATTGGGTTGTTTTAAATTGCAGGATCCCTGCGGCCAAAGCAGTGCTGAAATCCTCCTCCACAAAACTCTTCGGATTCTGCCAAGCACTTCAGTAGCGCTGACTGCCAGTGATTTGGACCAAAATCCCTGCGGGAAGTAATGTAGCTTTTTTTCAAAAACTCCTTCAGTGCTGGCGTACCCGCGGATGCAAAGATCTCAATGCTTGTCCTGAGTGTCCCTAGGTATGTGTTTATTGGAGCTTTGTAACGAACATTCAAGTCCAAAGTATCGAACTGGAACTTAAGCCGAGCGAACTCGTTCGGGTCTAATGTTGCTGTCCTCTCCAGTGAAAATGTCACGACGAGGCCGGTGCGCTGTACTACCGCCTCTGCTATAAGGAACGGTTCAACTGGTCGTTGGCCGAAGTAAACATGTGAGAATTGACCCTCTGGTTTATCTCCAGCTTTAGCCCGTTTTAAGTTGTTGCATGGCTGGCAGCATGGGATCAGATTTTTAGCGTAGATTGCATGTGCTTTAAACTTAGAGCGAGGTAAATGATGGTCAAGATCAGTGATCGCCCCAAAACCGCAATAGGGGCAAATTTCAGCAGTTAGCTTTAAACGATCACGATAGTCTTCAAGCCGTCCACCAATCTGAACTTGGTTGTACGCGTTATGAATTGCTTCTAACAATGCTGACTCAGAAACTGTACCCTTTAGTGTGTTGCAGGGGTTGCCTAAGTTAGCATCATAGGCTTGGTAAAGTTGTAAGATGCGCGCCTTTTCGATATCGGTTAAAGGGTATACAGGGTTGCCATTCACTAGGGTCAGCGCAGTTGCAAGGTCTGCAGATGATGTGTTGGAATTTGGAGTGTTTAGTCGCCACATTATCAAAAGCCTTCGAAAATGAGCTGGCTCATCACGTAGGCTCTAGCCTGCATGCTCAATCCGTAAGGCTGAAAAAAAGCTTCAATAATATCTAAGTCTTTATGTTCTTTTATTAGGCGGTCAAGAACAGCGTGGAAGTCTGTGGCTCTTGTGTTTAGTCCGAATGTCTCGCCAGTCAATGTGCCTATACTTTCGCCAAAGGTCTCTTTACTCGGTCTCTGTATTGCAGTGATGTTTCCTTCGCGACGTACGATGTATGTGTGTTTTACAATGGTTTCTTGAAGTACGATAGGGGAGTGTGTAGCTACAATTGCAAATGCTCTTTTGGTGGATAATATTATACGTATGGCGTGCATAAGTGAGGCAAGTAGTGGGGGGTGTAGATGTGTTTCGGGTTCGTCAATTAATATAAGGGAGGATTGTGTCGTGTGCGCTGCAAGGCTAGCGATTATCTGCATCACAATTTTATGCCCGGTGCTCCAGATAAGGAACAATTTTTCCGGGTCATTGTCAAGAAGAAAGCGTGTTGTCAGGTTATGCTGATATGAAGAGAACGACGCTTCACTTGCAAGGCATCTCAATGCTCTATCCAGAATGTGTGTTGCGCCACTTTCTTCTACAAGTAATAAAGTTTTTAGATATTCTTTCGCTAGCGATTCTACGGGTTTTAATAATGTGGTGGATACCTTGTCAGTCGTAGACAAGATAGCATTACTAGAGTGCTCATTTTCAATTTGTGCTTGTAGCTCAGCAGCAATATCTCTCAATCCGCAAAATACGAAACGCCCGCCACCATCTTGGATGTCCTTAACTATTTGAACTCTTTCATCAGCTTCACCTTCAACGCTTGGCTTCAATCCGGGTAGTCTAAAGCTGTCGAACGCACTGTAAGAAACAGTAATTATACGTGGGAAACCTATTCCTTCTGGAACGATCTTTCCTACGTCGTCGAACACACCATCCTGCCTGCTTTTTGTGGTTCCATGAGCTACTCGAGCTAGACGTGCTAATAGTGTGCTTTTGCCTGAGCCATTTTTACCTATTATAGAAATAATTCGACTGGGTATCGGGTGCGCAATACCGCCGACTTTCTGTACGAACTCTGGTAGTGAGTAGTCGAATTTTATCTCTTGTTCCCAGCCTGCCACATGAAATGAAAAATCTAAATTCGTATGCTGAAGGCCATCGAAGTTCTTGTTTAATAGTGATTTTGCTGTTAGCAGAAAATTATCATTTTCATTGAAGTATCTGAATAGGGATATGCTCCATCCTTCTTCGCTTCTGAATTCGTCACCTAGGCTCGGGTTGTAGGCGTAATCATTCAAGGACTCGGCGAGAGAGGTTTTTAAACTCTCATCTAAAGCGGATAGGCGCTGGTAGTAGTCTAGGGATTGTCCAACGGAAACAAAATCTTCTGATAGAAAGTTGAAGTCTTTAGTAAGCTGGAGCGGGTCTGAAGATTTTTGATTTTTTTTAAGTATCTTTACAGACCCTATAAGGTTGTGTGATCTTTTTTCAGGAGGTCCCAGATAAACTAGACTATATTGAGTCTCGTAGCTGTAATCATTCCACTCGTTTTGAATTAGGGCAAACTTGTATGTGCCTGCATAGTTGGGTTCGGTTCGTGGAGGGAGAACTTGGAAAAACATTTGGACTTATCCCTAAGCAATTTTATAGGTCAGTAATTTTCCAGCGGGCGCGACCACAAATACTCCACTCTTCGCTCATTCGTATAATCCGTTCAGGCCAATCAGGATTGAGCGCATATAGGTATTGCTCGCTCCCTTCTTGTTTCAGTTGTTTTAGCGTTGCAGCGCCATCGCTGGCTCGTTTCGCTGCGACAAAATGGCCCGGTAAAGCTTCGAGAGAAGGGTCGATTACGATTTTGTCGCCCTCAACAAACTTAGGCTCCATGCTCATTCCTTCAACGCGAAGAATGAAAGCACGAGGCCCCACTGGGCCAGGAGCATCGATCCATTCTTCTGCATCCCTCGGGTCGAATGTGCCCTGCGGTTCGCACCATGCACCAGCTGCAATCGAGCCGATCACAGGCAGCTTGCGGCCGGTGTGGCTTAGCGGTGTGGTGTTGCTGAGCTCACCAAGGCCGTAGGGCATATCTAGATAGCCACTATGCAGGTCGAGAGCTTTCTCTATCTCGCGAGCGATCTGATCACCAATGCCCTTGGTTGGGTTTTTGCCCCCGAAAGCACTCACCTGTGCAGGTGCTTTGCCAAGGATATCGGCGATATCAGTCAGGCGGAGCTTTTTCTCTGCCAAGACTCTGCGGAAATTTCGTAAGCGGGTATCTGAGATCTTCATGCGCCAATTCTGTCCGGATTAACCTTTCAGGTGAATGTCCAGTCAGGTATTGCCATAATTAACCTTAATGGTTAAATTGCTGGCTCGGAGGTGCACCCATGAAATTGCGCGACTACATCAACCGCTTGGATGCCGAGCAGCTTTCGGCCTATGCAGAGCGCTGCAGCATTGCAGTGAACTACCTGCGTTTACACGTCAAGTATGCAAGCAAGGATCCAAGCGTCTCTTTGATCAAAGCACTGGCTCGTGAAAGCGAAGGACACGTTTCGCTTGCAGAGGTGCTTGAGCATTTTGGCGTTACTGAGACTCGGCCAACCAGTAAAGCAGCATAGCTAGAAAAAAGGCGACCCAAGGGCCGCCCAGTTCCTCCGGCACACACACCACAGTGCTGCCGGGGGATGCAGTAGTCAGCGGAGCACACCACGTACCACACGCTGATTTACCGCACCCGCCAAGGCACGGATGCCTTGGGTTGCCTGCCTCTCCACCACAGAGCTGCAGGCTGTAACAGCGGGGCGCATGCGGAGCATGTACCTCGCCATTGGGTTGCAAGCGGCTTTTCCACCACAGAGCCGCCGCTTGCATGTAGCCACCTTGCGAGTGACCACGACGCTACTCTAGCAAAGGGCGCGTTATGTGGCACTGGCAACCTGTAAGGGTTAATGCCATGAGCCGAGCTTCATCCAGTTGCGTCGACCGAGCCAGGCGGGAAGTGTTGCCGCTCGATTTGGCGCTGTACCACGCCGCGCGCGACTACCCCGGCGGCGCTGCTGCCATTGCGGCCACCACGGGCCGCAACCCCACCACGTTGCAGCACAAGCTCTCGCCGACGCACCCCACCCACAGTGTGAACATCCAGGAGTTTGGCGAAATTCTGGAGCTGACCAAGGACCGGCGCATTTTGGATGCGGTGCATGCCTTGGTGGGCGACACCATGTGGCAAGAGCTGGCCGAGATGTACACCGACGATATGCCGGCAACTCTGACCGAGGGCATACCGACTTACCTGCGCCAGGTGGCGGGCTTTACCGAAACCTGGGCCAAGAGCATCAGCGATGGGCTGGTTGACGATGCAGAGCTGGCTGCGATTCGCCTGCAGGTGTTCCGCGGCGTACAGGGTCTGTTGGCCATGCTTAATCGCGCTGCCTATGTGAACCAAACCAAGCGGGGTGGCGAGCATGGCTGACATCGCCGATGTGGCAAACGACCTGATGCAGGAGCGCATCGATCACGCCTTGGCCGCGCGCAAACCTGCGCCGGTGAGCGCCTCGTTTGAATACTGCGTTAGCTGTGGCGAAGCCATCCCGCAGGCGCGGCGTTTGGCTGCCCGTGGCTGTATGCGTTGCGCTGCCTGCCAGCAAGCGCTTGAAGATAAAGGAGCGCGTTATGCTGGGTGAAGTGTTGTTGCAGATGGCCGATTACGGCCTGGAGCCGGCGCAACCGCTGGCGTTCGGCAAGCTCACGCGCTGCAAAACCGCGCAGGACAAAGGCAAGGAAAAGAACGGTTGGTACGTGGTGCACGAGCACCGCACCGACAAGGGAGAAACGCTGATTTCCGGCAGCTTTGGCGACTGGCGCACCGGGGAGACGCAGAAGGTCAAAGTGAAGCCTGGGCGCATGAGTGCCGAGGAGCGCGAGGTGATGCGCGCCCGGCAAGAGGATGCCAAGCGCCGGGCGGCGGAGATTGCCGCCAATGCTGCGAGGCGGGCAGCGAGCCGAGCTGCTGGGATGTTCAAACGCATGCCGGAGAAGGGCCGTAGCGACTACCTGGATAGAAAGCAGATCGTTGGCTTTGGCGTGCGTTACGCGCCGCGCTCCGGTGCGGTGTTGGTGCCGATGTGCAACGTGCGCGATCAGATCGTTGGCCTGCAGGTGATCTACCCGGCCAAGCAGCCGGAAACCGGACGGGATAAAACCTATTGGCCGTATGGAATGGCCAAGGAGGGCGCCTTCCACTTGATCGGCCCGCACCCGGAACCGGGCGAACCGGTGCTGGTGTGCGAGGGCTACGCCACGGGCGCTAGCCTTCATATGGCGACTTCGGCGACGGTGGCGGTGGCGTTCGATGCAGGCAACTTGCGCGAGGTGGCCAAGGCGATGCGCGAGCGCTTCCCGGGCCGGGCGTTGATCATCTGCCGCGACGATGACTGGAAGACCAAGCGCCCGAATGGCGAGCCGTGGAACCCAGGCGAGGAGAAGGGCAGCAACGCGGCGTTGATCGTCGGCGGCCAGGTGGTTGGGCCTATCTTCGCTGGTGTGCGCGAGGCCAAGTGGACGGACTTTAACGACCTGCATTGTGCCGAGGGCTTGGAGGCGGTGCGCCGCCAGGTGCTGGCGGTGATCAAGCCGCCTGCGGCCGGTGGCTGGAAGGACCAACTGGCGCGCACGGAGAACGGCGCGCTGATTGCGCATATGCAGAACGTGGAGCTGATTCTCGGCAACGACGAGCGTTGGGCGGGGGTGATCAGCTTTAGCGCCTTCAGCTCGAAGATCGTCAAGTTGCGGGCTGCGCCTTATGGCGGCGGCACGGGCGATTGGGCAGACATCGACGATACGCGGGTGATGAAGTGGCTGGCGCAGCAGTACAACCTGCGGGTGAAGCCTTCGAGTGTGATCGAGGCCGTTAGCGTGGTTGCACATGATCATGCCTTCCACCCGGTGCGTGAGTACCTGGACGGGCTGGTGTGGGACAGGGTGCCGCGGCTGGAAAGCTGGCTGACTGATGTGATGGGTGTGCCGGCCAGCGGTTACACCGCGAAGGTGGGCAAGCGCTGGATGATTTCGGCGGTGGCGCGGGTGATGCAGCCGGGCTGCAAGGCCGACTCGGTGATGATTCTGGAAGGCGGGCAGGGCGAGGGTAAGTCCACGGCAATGAGCATCCTGGGCGGCCCGTGGTTTATGGATACGCCATTTGCCCTTGGCGATAAGGACGGTTTTCAGGCCATCCGGGGCAAGTGGATTATCGAGCTGGGCGAGCTGGATAGCTTCAACAAGGCCGAGAGCACCAAGGCCAAGCAGTTTTTCTCTGCCTCGACCGATACCTACCGTGAGAGCTACGGCCGCAGAAGTAATGACGTGCCACGCCAGTGTGTGTTCGTGGGCACCACCAACCAGGACGAATACCTGAAGGATGCGACCGGCAACCGCCGATACTGGCCGGTGGCGTGTACCAATGTAGACCTGCAACGCCTGCGCGAGATCCGTGATCAGCTCTGGGCCGAGGCGATGTTTTGCTATGAGGCGGGCGATATCTGGTGGGTGAACCGCGACGAGGCGGCGATGTTTGCCGAGGCGCAGGACGAGCGCTTTGTGGTGGACGAATGGGAAGGGCCGATTCTGACCTGGTTGGAGGAGTCGCAGATCGGCGAAACCACGACGGGCAGCGAGGTGCTGGGTGGCGCGCTGAAGCTCGACTTCGGCCATTGGGGCAAGCCCGAGCAGATGCGCGTTGGCGCGATCATGCATCGGCTGGGTTGGCGGCGTGTGCGCCTGGCTCCGTTGGTTAAGAGCGGTAAGCGACCGTGGGCGTACAAGAAGCCTGACGACTGGGGCAGGGCTTCGGCACTGCAGGTGGAGAAGATCCAGGAGCCTTGCTTCGATGATTAAACGCATCGACGAGATGCTGAAGCTGTGGGCCGAGGAGTTGCACAGCGAGCAACCCGCGAGTGAGTTTGGCGGCGGCAACATGATTGCGATGCTGATGTCCTGCAAGGGGGAGCTGATACGCGGCACGCGCGGCAGCCGGGTGCTGCTGGACGAATCGGCGGATATCGAGCTGATCGTCAACAAGCACCTGGCGCCGCAGTTGTCGGTGCTCGTGCGCGAGCACTACTGCAACCACGACAGCTTTCTCTATCAGAAGATCACTTATTGCGGATGTAGCCGTAAGACCTACTACGAACGCCTGCACGAGGCGCATGAGTGCATCGCCAGTTTGCTGATGGCGAAGGCAGCGTGATGCCGTGCGTTGCTGTTCGGTGCGCACCGCTGGCCGGCCTTGTCCCGCTGCGCTTTGGCGTGGTGGGTCGCGCCGGGGCGGCGCTGTTGCTGGGGCGTCCCACTGTCCCGGCAACTTATGCCCACCGCGTATGTGAGCGTAGCGGGCAGCAACACGCGCCTGCAGCGCGCACGCGTGTTATTCGTTTTATCTCTCTATGCGAAGAAGGAGTTAAAAAGGTAGGACAGTGGGGCAAAGCCCCGAATCTAGGCGCTTGCAGCTATCCCACTTCGAGTTTTAACCGTGGGTCTGCTGGGACAGAGCCAGAGGCTCTTAATGCCGTGGTGGTGTATTCGCCGACATTGCCTGGGCGTTCATACGGCGTTACCCACATATTGGCGGGTGGCGTTAAATTTGGATTGCTGCCAGGAAATTCCACCTGTAAAAAGTAGTCATCTTCGATAGGTGCGACCGCAGAGAGCGGCAGGCACAACACACCAAACCCGGCCACTGAGCCGGGTTTTTTCGTTTCTGGCACGAGGAGCCCAGCATGTCGACAGAACAGCAGATGCAGCAAGGATTGGCTGAGCTGCCCACGTGGTTGCTTATCTTGGTGGCGGTGGCCGGGCTGGTCGGTGAGATGCGCCAGGCGGATATGCCGGGCGTTGCGATGGGCGAGATCATCAAGCGCGTGTTACTGCGCTTCGGCAGCTCGGCACTGTTCGGCATGGCCACGCTGCTGCTGACCTTAGCGATTTGGGGAGACATCTACATCGCCGGCGGCTTGGGCATCGTAGTCGGGTTGCTCGGCGCTGATATTGCGGGTGCCCTGTACACCCGCTACCTGGCGAAGAATGCCGGCGTGTGCGATGTGACCCCGGATTCTGGCGGCAAGGCGTGAAAGCCTCAGTCAAGGCCAGCGGCTTTGCCGAGAGCCTGGCAGCCGTGCAGGCCTTGACGGGCGACTTACCTGGCCGCGCCCTCGCCGATGCGCTCAACCACACGGTCAACCAGGCAGGGCAGGCGATCACCGTCGAGATGACCAACGTGCTAGACCGGCCCACGCCTTTTACCCTGAATGCGGTGCGGGTGCTGAACGCCAAGCCCAACAGCCTGGAAGCGGCAATATGGGTGAAGGATGAGAAGGACAACTCCTCGAAGGCCTCGGCGCCCGAAGATTGGGTAGCGCCTCAGGTATTCGGTGGTAGCCGTAGTGATAAGAAGAGCGAAACGCTGTTGCGCGCCAAGGGCATCCTGCCTGTTGGCAAGTTCATCGCGCCGGCCGCCGGTGCTCGGCTAGACGCCTACGGCAACATCAGCCGCGGGCAGATGGTTCAGATCCTGTCCGGCCTCTCAGCTATTGAGGGCGCGGCGGGCTTCACGGCGAACGCCTCGGACAAGTGGCGATCGCTACGCAAGGGCCACGCTCAAGCATTCTTCGTGCTGCGCCGCGGCAAGACGCCAATCGGTATCGCGGAACGGCGGGGCAAGTCGATGGCTATGGTGCTCGCATTCGTCAGCCAGCCGCAGTACCGGCGCCGACTGGACTTCCACGGTGTGGTCGAGCGAGTAGCAGACGCGAACCTCGAAGCGAACATCGACAAGGCCATCACCGATGCCCTGACCGGCAACCTGCCGACCAACTTCAAACGCCGGCCCCAGAGCCAGCCCAGGCGGTGAGGGGGGATGGCGTGCTACAGGCCGATTAACGGGTCCTCCCTGGCCGCCGGCCCCCTACACGGGTAATTCGAACCATGTTTTCTCTCTAGCTGACATTTGCTCTGGGATGTCTGTCTTTACAAGGGGTTAGGTATGGGGAAGCGAGTTACCAAGGCTCAGCTGAGTGAGTTCATCGGCAGAGACGAACGCACGATCAGCCGTTGGCAGAACATGGGCATGCCGGTTTTCCAGATTGGCCTGGGCCGCGGCAATGAAAACGAGTACGACACCCAGGCGGTTGTCGAATGGCTGGTGCAGCTCGCGCAGCAACGGGGCGAAAAGGAAAGCGTGCGTGATCGCCTCGACCGCATCAAAGGTGACCGCGAAGAGCTGGCCCTGGCGAAAGACCTGGAGGAGGTGGTGTTCGCTGCTGATCTGCTTGAACGCTTCGAAGCGGCGATCACCGCGGCCAAGGTTGAGCTGCTCAACACCTTTCCCGAGAACCTGGCCAGCGTGCTGTCTGCGCGCTACGGCGTCGAAGTGGATGACCAGCTTATCCGCGAGCCTTTAGAAACTATCCTGATAGAGCTATCGAACTATGACCCTGATGACGATGACCCGTCAGACGGGGATTCTGACGAACCGGATGATCCGGAGGAAGCTGAAGAATAGTGCGACCAAGGCGCTGCGTGCCGCATTCCGCAAGTGGGCGCCGCCGCCGCGCATGTCGATCATCGAATGGGCGGACAAGTACCGCTGGCTGGCCCCAGAAGAGGCGGCGCGGCCTGGCAAGTACCGCTTTGATGTAACCCCGCACCTGATCTGGCAGGGTGGCCCGCTGGAAGCGCTCGACGATCCCAATGTTGCCGAAGTGGTTTGCCGCAAATCTGCGCAGGTAGCCTGGACTTCAGGCGTGCTGGGCAACGCGCTGTGCAAGTGGATCGACATCGACCCTTCGCCGATCCTCATCTTGTTCCCCAAGGCCGAGTCGGTAAAACAGTACGTCGGTGAGAAGCTGGAGCCGATGATCGAGGCCACGCCTCGGTTGCGGAAGAAAGTCGACCTGCGTAGTCGCAAGCTGCAGCAGCGGCAGGACTTTAAGAAGTTCCCCGGTGGCTTCCTCAAGATGGTCGGCTCCAACAGCCCGGCCAGCGTCAAGTCCACGCCGGTTCCACGCGTGGCGGTGGAAGAGCCCGACGACTGCAACCTGAATCTGCGAGGGCAGGGCGACAGCATCAAGCTGGCCAAAGAGCGGATGAAGACCTTCCGCCGCTCGAAGATCATCATCGGCGGCACCCCGACCATCAAAGGCTTGTCGGCCATTGATGCCGAGATGGAACTCTCGGATAAACGCCGTGGCCTGGTGCCGTGCCATGACTGCGGCCAAGAGCACGCACTGAGCTTTGACAACCTGCACTGTGATGAGGATCCGGAGTACCGCCACGAGGTCTACGGCCATCACCGGCCTGAGGCGAGCTTCTACAGTTGCCCGCACTGCGGCTCGATCTGGGATGACAACCAGAAGAACGCCAACCTCAAGCATGGCCGCTGGGTGGCTACTGCCGAGTTCCGTGGCATTGCCGGCTATGACCTCAACGAGCTGTATGCCACCTTCTGGGGCTCGCGCTTCCAAGTCCTAATGGAGAAGAAGCTACAGGCTGAGCATGCAGCTGAGCGCGGCAACATCGGCCCGATGATCGCCTACGTGAATAGCTCGAAAGGCTCGAGCTACGAATACCAGAGCGACGCGCCGAAAACCGACGAGCTGGAAAAGCGTGCCGAGGCCTATGCTGAGATGACCGCGCCGAAGGGTGTACTGATGGTCACCGCCGGCATTGACGTTCAGGGTGATCGGCTAGCGATCATCATCACCGGCTGGGGCCGGGGCGAGGAGTCCTGGCGACTGTACTGGGGAGAGCTACCGGGCAACCCGATTGACCCCAACGATGGTGTCTGGCGTGAGCTCGACAAACTGTTGGCCACGCCTATTCAAAGCGAATACGGCTGCCAACTGGTGGTATCCGCCGCCAGCATCGACAGCTCGGACGGCAACACCAGCGATGCGGTTTATACCTACGTGAGGGATCGCCAGCGCTACAACATCCTGGCGATCAAGGGCGCGTCAATTGACAGCCGCGATAAGGAAATCTACTCCAAGCCCGCGCAGTCGCAGGACACCAACCAGAGCAATACCAAGGCGGCCAAGTACGGGCTGCGCGTGAATATCGTCGGCACTCACAAGGCCAAGACCTTGATCGACTCGCGCCTGCGTCTGAAAGGCTCTGGCCCTGGCCGCATGCACTGGTACAGCGAGATCCGCGCCGACTACTACGAGCAGCTCACCAACGAAGTGCTGGCGCCGCACCCGCGCATCCCCAGCAAGATGGTCTGGCAGAAGAAAGCAGGGCGGCGCAACGAAGCCCTGGACTGCGAGGTGTATGCCCTGCATGCCGCTCGTAGCCTGAAAACACACCTGCTGCGTGATCCTGAGTGGGATCAGATCGAGCAACAACTGCTCCAGCCAACTCTGTTCAACAACGACCAACCTGTCTCCGCCGTTCCGCGTCGCGCAACAGGCCGAGGCCGAGGCGTCCGTAGCCGCGGCGGCCATTGAGGTAACCCATGACAGAAGCACAACAACGCCTGGCGGATGTCAGGGCGTCGATCAAGGCCATCCTCGAAAAAGGCCAGCGCGTGCGCAAGGGCGACCGCGAGGTACAGCGTGCCGAACTGGCCAGCCTGCGCATTTTGGAAGCGCAGGTTGCCCGTGAGGTCGCTAATGAAAACACCGCCCTTATGGGCCGTGGCCGCAGTCGCATCACCTACCCGAGCATCTGACTATGAGCCTCTTGCCGAAGAAACCCGAAGAGCTGCTGATGCGTGAAGCCATCAGGCTTGCTCAATCGGTGGCGGGGCAGCCCAAGATCGGGGCACAAGGTGGCGGTGGTGGGGTCGAGACTCGCTGGCGTGGTGCATCGCGCATATTGCGTAGCATGGCCAGCTGGATACCCGGGTTGGGCAGCCCCCGCCGCGACCTCAACACCAGCGAGCGCAACATGCTCGTTGCCCGCTCGCGCGATGCAATGCGCAATCACCTAATTGCTCGCGCAGCCATCATGCGGATCCGCACCAACGTAGTCGGTACCGGCTTGGTCTGTCGTGCCCAGGTGGACAATGAAGCGCTGGGGATTGATGAGGGTCAGGCAGAGCAACTCAATGCCCAGCTCGATCGGCTTTGGTCACTGTATGCCGACAACCCGCGTGAGTGCGATGCCGAGGCCATGCTCAACCACTACCAGCTCCAGGCATTGGTGCTGGTATCGGCAATGGTGGGTGGCGACGTGTTCGTCGCCACGCCGGATGCCGAGCGTGCTGGTTGCATCTTCAGTACCCGCCTGCAGCTGATCGAAACCGACCGGGTCTGCAATCCAGGCAATGCCCTCGATACTGCCCGGCTGGTCGATGGGGTTGAGTTTGATGAGCTTGGAGCCCCCCAGCGTTATCACGTTTGCACCGGCTACCCGAACGAATTGAACCGTGGCAACACCATCAAGTGGGATGTGCTTGAGGTGTTTGGCAGTGTTACTGGCCGGCGCCGGGTAATGCACGTCATGGCCGACAAGGAGCGGCCAGGGCAGAAACGTGGTGCGCCATACCTGGCTCCAGTACTTGAGCCGTTGCAAAAGCTTGAGCGCTACAGCAGTGCGGAGCTGATGGCTGCGGTTATCTCGGCCATGTTCACCGTCTTCATTGAAAAAACAGAAGCATTTGAAGACGGCAAGATGACGCTTGCTGCCCTTGCCCAGAGTGGCGATGGCTACAGCACTGATGATGCTTCTGGCAGTGATGATATCCAGCTGGGGGAGGGTGCCATTGTCGACCTTGGCAAGGGCGAGAAAGCCAACATCGCCAACCCGGCCAGGCCAAACGCTCAGTTCGATCCGTTCTTTGTATCGGTGGTCAAGCAGATCGGCGCAGCCCTGGAACTACCGTTCGAAGAGCTGCTGCTGCACTACAACACCAGTTACAGCGCCGCCCGTGCCGCCATGCTTCAAGCCTGGCGCTTTTACAGCCTGCGCCGCTGGTGGTTGACCTGTGACTTCTGTCAGCCAAGTCGTGAACTGGTTATTGATGAGGCAGTGGCGCGCGGCTTGATTGATCTACCGGGCTACGCCGATCCCGCCAAACGCAAAGCCTACTGTATGGCCATATGGATTGGGCCTGCCCGTGGTGCCATTGACGAACTGAAAGAAGCCAACGCCGCCGGTAAGCGCATCGATATCGGCGTCAGTAACGAGACCTTGGAAACCGCAGCGATGACCGGCGAGCCCTGGCAGCAGGTCTACCGCCAACGCGTGCGCGAAGTTAATCAGCGTCGCGGTGATGGCCTCTACACCCTGCCCAAAGGCGCAACGCCTGAAGCTGAGCCAGTAAAACCCGAAGAGGAATAACCCATGTCACGTGCATTCGAGCTGGCCGCCTCGCAGCCCTGGCTGATGCTCCCTGCCGCCCTGGATTCACTGATGGCGATTGCAGATCGTCAGGGTGACCCGGAGGCGCTGGAAGCCCGCCTAGGCCGCCCACTGGAAAACACCCGCGTGGTGTCCATGCGGGATGGCATTGCTGTCATCCCTGTGACTGGCCCGATCATCCGCTACGCCAATATGTTCACTCGCGTCAGTGGTGTAACCAGCACCCAAGAGCTGGCGACAGACCTGCAAGCGGCCCTAGATAACCCGCAAGTCAAAGGCATCATCCTCAATGTCGACAGCCCCGGTGGCCAAGCTACCGGCATCAATGAGCTGAGCGACATGGTTTATGCCGCGCGGGGTAAAAAGCCGATCAAAGCCTACGGTGGCGGCACTGTCGCCAGCGCCTCCTACTGGATCGGCAGTTCCGCTGATGAGCTGGTAATCGATGACACCGCCCTGCTGGGCAGTATCGGTGTTGTCGTTGAGGTAGCGCTGCGCGAAGCCCGCGAAGGTGAGAAGCGCTACACCATCACCAGCAGCAATGCCCCCAACAAACGTCCGGACCTCGAAACCGAAGAGGGCCGCGCCGAACTCTCCAAGACCATTGATGCCTTGGGTGAAGTATTCGTCGCCAAGGTCGCCCGCAACCTGGGCGTCAATCCCGATCAAGTGCCAGCCATGGGTGACCACGGCGGCTTGAAAGTGGGTGCAGCAGCCGTTGCATCTGGCCTGGCGCACCGGCTCGGTTCGCTTGAGTCGCTAATAACCGAAATGGCCAAGTCGGCCGCAACCCCGAGGAAACTCAGCATGACAATCGTGAAAACCACGGCGGAGCTGCACGCGGCCCTGGCTGCAGGCGCTGACCCGCAAACCATCCAGCTCGCTGCCGCCGAGCAGGTAGACGTCGCGGCCATCAAGTCAGCTGCTGCCGATGAAGCAATCACTTCCGAGCGCGCCCGCGTAAACGGAATCCACGGCCTTGCTGCCAAAGGCTTTGAAAAGGAAATCCAGGCTGCCATTGACGGCGGTACCAGCGTTGAGGCCACCGCTTTGGCCCTGTTCAAGGCCGCCCAGGATCGCGGGATCAGCATCAGCGGAATCAAGGCTGATGGCCAAGGCGCAGATCCAGCCACCCCGGTTGGCAAGGGTGACGCCGATGCTGCCCAACAAAAATCTGCCGTCAGCGCCATCGTCGCTGGCGCAGTTCGCCGCTAATAGGAGGCTGCCATGCCTAATCCGACTCGCACCACCTACACCCCCGACCAGCTGATGGCCGGCGACTTCCCCGTGATCAAAGAGGCGGCAGTCATTGCCACCGGCCAGCAGCTAGTGCGCGGCGCCGTACTCGGCAAGATCACTGCCGGCGGCGAATACCTGCTTTCCGCCAGCGCGGCCGTCGACGGTTCGCAAGCCCCGGCTGTGATCCTCGATGAGGATGTCGACACCACCGCCGGCGCACTCCCGGCCCCGGTTCTGCTGACCGGTGAAGTCTCCGGTGCTGAGCTGACGCTTGGCGCCGGCCACACCCTTGCAAGCGTGAAAGCCGCGCTGCGCCCCCTTTCCCTGTTCGTCCGCTGATAGGAGCGACACCCGATGGATATTTTTGATACCCGCACGATGCTCGATGCCGTCGAGCAGATGAAGCTGGCGCGCCGCTTCCTGATGGCCACCTTCTTCAACGGTGGCGTGCCGCGCACCTTCGCCACCAAGTCGGTCGACATCGACATCATCAAGGGCCAGCGCAAGATGGCACCCTTCGTCCATCCGCGTCTGCCGGGTAGTCTGGTGAGCCGTGAAGGCTACCGCACCGATACCTATGTGCCGCCGTACATTCAGCCGAAGATGGAAACCACGGCAGAGCTCATCTTCAAACGCTCTGCCGGCGAGAACCCCTATGCGTCCCGGCCGCCGATGCAGCGGGCTGGCGAGCAGCTGGGCAAGGATATCGCCGACCTGGACGATCAGATCACCCGGCGCGAGGAGTGGATGTGCGCCCAGGCGCTGACCACTGGCCAGGTGCGTGTGCTTGGCGAAGGCGTGGATGACACCATCGACTTCATGATGGCGGCCGACCACAAGATCACCCTCTCCACTGGCCAATGGGGTGGCACTGGCTCCGATCCGATCGGCAACCTGCGTGGCTGGAAGCGCAAGATCGCCAAGGACTCAGGTCGTACTGCCAATACCGGAGTGCTCAGCGGTGAGGCGCTGGATGCATTCCAGAGCGACGAGATGGTGATGAAGCAGCTCAACACCCGCCGGGTGGACATGGGCATCATCAAGCCGGAGGCGCTGCCGGATGGAGTGACCTACCTCGGTTACCTCAACGACCCGGGCCTCGACCTCTACGGCTATGACGAATGGTTCCTGGACTCCGCGGGTGACGAGCAACCGATGATTCCGGCCGGCGGCCTGGTTCTCGGCTCGACCAACACCCGCAACTCCATGCTCTACGGCGCCATTCAGGATCTGGAGGCGATCGAGAGCGGCTTGGTAGAAGCGGCCCGCTTCCCTAAATCCTGGGTCACCCAAGAGCCCAGCGTTCGCTGGTTGAAGTTGCAGGCCGCGCCGCTGGCTGGTCTGCTGGAGCCGGACGCGTTCATCTACGCGAAGGTGGTGTGACATGGCCAAGAAACCTGATGTCCACCTCGTGATCGACGGCTGCATCCAGGAAGGCAAGAAGGTCTACGTCAAGGGGGAGGAATACACGCCGCCCAACGCAGAGCTTGCCGCGCGACTGATCAAGGCCGGCACCATTGCGCCCATCCGCAGTCCCAGCGCTCAGACCCTGCTGCGCGCCCAGGCGCCCGGGCCTGCCGCGCCGGTCACCCCAAGCGCCCCCCCGGCCGGGAACAATGACGATCTGCTGAACCAGCAGGAAGAGTAGTCATGGCCGGCTTTGGCGACCTGGTCGACGACATGGACGCCGCGATCATGGCCAGCCTCAACGACGGCCAAGCCGATTACCTCAACGCTGCCGGTGCCGTACTGGCCGGCGGCATAGAGGTAATGCTCGACAAGGACGTCGAACGCCTGGATGTGGTCAGCGGCATGCTCGATCGGGCCGTGACCATCACGGTGCAACGCCCGTTACTGCAGCCGCTTGACCGCAAAGGTGCCTTCCGCCTCGATCCGGAGGCTTGGGGCGCGGATGGCAAAACCTGGCACATCGACGGCATTGCCGAAGATGACGGCCACCTGATCACCTTCTATGTGAAGCCCTGACCATGCCCATCGATATGCAATCCGTCATCGTTTCGGAGCTGATCGCGTGCCTGGCTGTCGTGCCTTCCTTTGGCGGCCTGGTATTCGAGGACAGCGTGCTGCGCGTGATCGACTCCGACGACGAGACTCTGCCGGAGGACTTCATCGTCATCCAGCCGGGTGCGACTGAGGAAGTCGAACGCATCGGCCCGGGCAGCGTGCGTGAGCGCGTGACCCTGAACATCACGGCTGTTACCAGGCGGCGCGAGTTTACCGCGCCGCTACGGGCGGCCCGCCTCGGCATCAAGGTCGCGCTGCCTGGCACCAAGGCCGGGCTCGCCATCCAGGGCATTACGCTCGCGGCCTTCCAAACCGAAACCCCATTGCCACCCGGCGAAGGTCGGCGCTGGGCTGCGCACGTACTGCCTATTCAGGTCACCTACGTGCAAGCCCTCAAGTGAGGAACATGCAATGCCCAAGATCACCGTTACCCAGCCGTTCAACTACGCCCATGGCCCTGTCGTGAAGCACTACAAGAAGGGCGAGCAGGACGTGCCCCAGGCCGTTGTCGATCACGCCGCGACCCATGGTTTTATCGACGGCCCCAAGGCGAAAGCTGACGCGGCGCCCGCGCCGGTTGAGCCCAAGCAATAAATCGACTCTCGCTCTGGAGAAAATCACATGCCACAGATTGACCGTTCCTTTGCTGGCGAGGGCATCATCTACGCCCGCGCCTACCAATCTGCCGACCCGCTGCTGGACATCGGCAACTGCGACACCTGCAACCTGTCGTTCACCACCAACCAGACCAAGCTGCCCAACTTCCGTGGCGGCGGCGGTAACCGCAACGTGCGCGAAGTAGTGACTGATGTTACTGCCGCCATCGGCATGTATGACCTCACCGCTGTCAACGTCGCCCGCGTCACCCGCGCCACCATCACGGCGATATCGGCAGGAGTGATCACCGAGGAAGTACTGGCCTGCGCCGGCATTGAGGGGGAGTTGATCCCGTTCAAAAACCTGCCAGACCTCAGCGTTGCCCCGGTGATCGTCACCGCCGCCGACGGCCCCCTGGTGGCCGGTACCGACTACCTGCTGAGCCCGCACGGCATCTTCGTCATGGCCAGCAGCGGCATCACCGTGGCCGGCATCAAGGCCACCTACACCAAGCTGGCCGCCGATGCCCTGCAACTGCTCAACGGCAGCCAGGTGGAGCTGGAGTTCTACATTGCAGGCCTCAACGACGCGCAATCGGGCGAGCCGTTCAGCCTGCGCCCACGCCGCGCCAAGCTGGGCCTGATCAACCAGCTCAACGTGTTCGGCCAGGAGTACATCAAGCTCGAGGCCAACGCCGAGCTGCTGGCCGATCCGCTGGTGATCGCCACCGACATCTCCAAGTTCTGCGAGATGCAGATGGTGAATAAGACGGCTTGATGCTGAGGGCCAGGGATGGCCTTATATTGGGAGCTTTTGCTGTGCTGCCGGCAAAGGTTCGGCTGATTTAGTCCGCGTAGAAAGCGCTATTAGCTTTTTCGTTTTCTTGGTTATTTGTCGAGCGCCACGTTGTGAAATTCTCTTGCGGTATAGGAACAGGTCGTCGAGGAACTTAGATTTTACAACCCAGCAAATCTCAAAAAAATAAATGGGCAGGGCGCCGATCCAGATTATGAGCTTGGGCCAGCTAACTGCTCCCGGCACTATGTAGAGAATCATCAATGACAAAGGTAACCACATCGAAACCGATACAAAAAAAAGCGTCAGATAGACGGCACTGCGAGATATCTCTCGGGTGATTAAGAGCGCATCGCAGTTCGCTTCTTTTATGCGCAGAAGCTTTTTCCTGCAACTGCGCCAATACCAAAGCCTAAGCCGACCCTTGGCTAGGCCCATCCATTGTGCAGTCAGCGCTGGCAATCTTGCCCCGATCGCCTTGATAGTTGTGCCGACGGCCAAGGCCCAAAAAATTGCAGGCCATCCCGAAGGGTTAGTAAAGAATTCCATGTCCATAGTGAGTGCTCCGATCTAATTCTTACTAGTTTGCTGTGTTCTAAGATTTCGATAAACCCGCACCTGCGGGTTTTTTTACGCCTGGAGAAAAGTATGGCCGGCATCAAAGACCGCTTGATCCAGTTCATCCTGCGGGGCAAGGATGAGCTGTCGCCGGAGGCCAAGAAAAGCGCGGCCGCTCTGGAGTCATTGCGCGAGGAGGCCGAAGGCCTGGGCAAGGCGCTGGATTCGGCCAAAGAATCACGCGGGCTGGCCAAGGCCCTGGAGGCTACCCAGCGCACCGTCGAGCAATCGCAACGCTCACTCGAGCAAACCGAGCAGCGCGTCACCGATCTGCGCCAGGCGTTGAGCGAAAGCCCGGAAGCCGCCGGCCTGCAACAGTCGCTCAAAGAGGCCGAGCGCGAGGCGAGCCGCACCCGCAAACAACTGCTCAACCTGAACACCGCCCTGGCCGATCAAGAGAAGGCCGCCAAGGCTGCCGGTATCGACACCAACAAACTGGCCGATGAAGAGCAGCGCCTGGCCAACGAAGTCGAGCGCGCCAAGAGGGCGCTGGCGGACAACGGCCAGCAGCTCAAGGCATTGCAGCGCGAGCAGTCGGCCGCCAGCCGCACGGCTGCTGAGCACAACTCTCGCATTGCAGCTGGTCGCGAGGTCATGTCGCGCGGCGCCAAGCAAGTCCTGGCCTTTGCCGCCGCCTACATCTCGCTGAACGCCGCGTTCGGCCTGGTTCAGAAGGGCCTCAACATTGTTCGCGACGGCATCTACTCGATGCTGCAAACCGGCGATCAGTTCGAGCTACTGGACAAGCGTCTGGTCTCGCTAATGGGCTCTATAGCGGGTGGCGAGCAAGCCGCGGCATGGATCAAGGATTTCGCCAAGAACACGCCGCTGGAAGTGGCGGATGTAACCGAGGCGTTTGCCCTGCTGAAAACCTATGGGCTCGACCCGTTGGACGGCACCCTACAGGCCGTGGTCGACAAGAACGAGCAGCTCGGCGGCGGCATGGAGCGCCTTACGGGTATCGCCTCCGCCCTCGGCCAGGCCTACGGCAAGCAAAAGCTTCAGACCGAGGAGATTTTGCAGCTGGTCGAGCGCGGTGTGCCTGTTTGGGCGCTGCTGGAAAAGGTAACCGGCAAGACTTCCGCCCAGCTTGAAACCCTTGCTACCAAGGGTAAGCTCGGCCGGGACGTGATCAAGGCGCTGATTGCTGAAATTGCCAAGAGCTCCGAGGGTGCCGCGGCTGACGCGATGGGCACCCTGACCGGCCGGGTTAGCAACCTGAGCGACGTGTGGTCTGATTTCCTCGACCGGATTTCCAAGTCCGGCGCCATGGACTTCGTCAAGAAGAAGCTTGGTGAGGTGGCTGCCAAGATCGACGAGATGGACAAGGACGGCCGGCTCGACGAGCTGGCGCAGTCGCTGTCTGACACCTTCGTCAACGGCGCCGAGTCCATCGAGAAGTGGATCAAGAAACTCGGAGAGGTTGACCTCAACGAGTTGGCCGAGAAAGCGGCGGCGATGGCCAAAAAGGTCGGCCCGGCAATTGACCAGGCGCTAACCGCTGGCCAGTACGTCACGGGCACGCTGACCACGGTGTGGAACGCCTTCTCCATTGTTGTCACCAGCTCGGCGGCCACACTGGCAAAAGGGGTACAGCTGACCCTTGGTAATGTGCTGCTGGCCGGCGGGCAGATCGCCGGGTTCTTCGGCGGCAGCAAGATCAAGGCCGAAGCCGAGGCCTTGTACACTGCCCTCGGCGATTTGAGCGCTGGCTACGTGGCGCAGGCCAAGACCGATTTGGGACAGATCGGCAGCGCCTGGGATTTCCTCGACGAGAAAAAGGGCAGCAGCACCAAGAAGCAAACCGCTGCCGAGGCCGAGAAAACCGCAGCGGTTAAGACCGCCCTTGAGCAGCAGCGCATGCTCAACCAGGCGCACGCGGATCAGCTGGTCGGTGACCAGCAGCGCGTAGTCGATGCCGCCGCTAGCGGAAAAACCGCAATCACCGACATGGCCAACGCGGTCAACCTGATCGGCGACGCTAAGTCGCTGCAGCAGGTCGAAGGCCTGCGCAGCGCTTTACTCAAGGCCTACCAGGACGGCACGCTCAGCCTGGAGCAATACCAGCAAGGCACCGCGCTTCTGGGCGACAAGCTCAAGACGCTCGGCACGGCAGCCGGTGGCGCGGCTGACCTGGTCTCCGATCTGGACGAAAAGCTCGGCGACCTCGCCCAGGTGCAGGCCGCGATCAGTGCCGCCAAGACCGATGTGGATATCAACGCCATCCGCGCCGCGTTGAAGAAGCTCTACAGCGACGGCGAGATCACCGCCAAGCAGTACAACGAGGAACTGAAGAAAACCAGCGACCGCCAGAAGGAACTCAAAACCACAATCGATGGCAGCAAAAAAGCCCAGGACGAAAAGAACGACTCCGACAAAGAGGCGATCAAGACCAGCGAGGAGCTGCGCCGCGAGTCCGGCAAGCGCATGGAGCAAGAGCGCCGCGCTGGCGACCAGGCGATGCAGGACAGGCGCAAGGGTAGCGAAGAAGCGCAGCGCGACATGTCGGCGTTTTCTGACTTCTTCGGTGGCGTCATCAGCCGCGCCCGTGAGCCGCTCGCCGCCCTCAGCGCGGCAGCCCTGGCGGCTTACGACAAGCTGCGGGGCGTCACCACTGTCGACCTGAGCATGGACACCAGCGGCCTGGAGGCAACCACCCGTTCGCTGGAGAAGGCCCGCGAGGAGCTGGGCAAGCTGCAGGCCCAGGCCAACACGGTCGGCATCAGCAGCTTGGGTCGCTGGATGACCCAGAGCCAGGTGCAGAGCCAGCAGGTGCAGGTGCAATACCTAGCGCAAAAGGCCACCCTTCAGCGGCTGATGGAGGGCTATGAGGACGGCAGCATCACCCTCGAGCAGTTCGTACGCCGTGCGGGCAGTGCCAGCGGCAGCCTGAACCTGCTCAACGACTCCGACCTCAGCACCTTGGATGGCGCACTGGAGGCGGCCAAACAACGCATGGAGCAGCTCGGCGACTCGACGCGCGGCACCTTGGCGGGCCTGCAAATGGAGCTGCTACAGCTACAGGGCACGCAGGAGGAGATCGAGCGCGCCCGCTTCGCCAGCCGCCGCGACGAGCTGCGTGCCCAGCAAGCCCAGGCGCAAACGGCAGGTGACTCTGGCGCTGCCAGCAACCTGCGCAAAGCCCTGCAAACGCTGGATGAAATCGAGGCGGCCACCGCCAACAAGCGCCTGCAGGATGCCCAGCAGAAGCGCAGCGAAGAGGCCGCCAAGGCAGCCCCCGCACAAGCGCAGCTGCCCACCAAGGTCATCCGCCTCGAGACTGCCCGGGGCCAGGCCGTGAACGTGGCGCTGCAAAACGATCGCGACGAAACCAACCTGCTCAGCATCCTTCAGGATGCCGGGCTGAGGAGTCTATAAATGGCCATGATGCTGGACAGCATCCAGCTGGACGAGCAGTACGGCCTGGGCGGCGATCAGCTGGAATGGGTCGATGAATTCGACTGGGACGCCGTGGCGCAGGAACAAGAGCGCTCGCTGGCCGGCACGCTGATTGTGCAGGAGGGCGTCAAGGTGCACGGGCGCCCCATCACCCTGGCCAGCAACGGCGCCGCCTGGTTCGAGCTGTCGCTGGTGCGGCAGCTGGAGGTGCTGCGTGATCAACCTGGGCGGGTCATGCCGCTGGTACTGCCGGACGGGCGCGAGTTCAGCGTCATCTTCAACCGCACCGGCGGCGCCGCACTGGAGGCCAAGCCGCTCTGGCGCCAGGTAAACCCCGGCGCGGATGCGTTGTATGAAATCACCCTGCGCCTGCTCACCGTCGCGCCGCCCGTAATCCCCGACCCATAACCCGAACCCCATCCCCGAACCCGCCCAGTGCGGGTTTTTTAATGCCCGGAGATCGGCATGACCATCAGCGTCCTCGACGTAAAACTGCTCAAAGCCCAACGCCTCACCGACGAAGACGACGGTGGCGGCCGTGCCACGGGTGTTGCCGTGGAAGACGGCCAGGAAAACAACCTGTTTCCGGACATCTCGCGCCTCGACCGCACCCTAGGCCGCATCGCCCTGCGCAAGGCCTATGCCGGCGTGGTGGCGGAAAACGCCGACGCCTACCTCGGCGCCCACGCCATCCTCACCCAAGGCCCGACCGACCCGCGCGTGAGCGTGGTGCTGTTCAATACCGGCAGCCAGACCGACGAACGCCTGGCCGCCCGCAACAGCATCGAGAACTACGTGGTGCCCGGTACCGCTGCGCAGTTCGAGCTGCTCGGCAACCAGCTCTCCGGCCAGCGTGCGCTCACCTGCGTGCAGCGCGAGGAGCACCGGGTGCCGGAAATCGGCGAGGTCTATCAGCTGGTTAGCGGCAGCAACAATCAATACGTGCGCATCACCAAGGTCGAGGCCATCGTCGAGAACTTCATCTACGAGTACGGCAGCGGCAGCTACCTGACCCTGCCGCGCCGCCGCCTAAACCTGGGCATCAGCGCGGCGCTGCTGCAAACCTACCCAGGCGGCTCGGTAACGCCCGGCGGCACCAGTTCGACCAACGGCGCTGGCTCGACCAAAGCCAGCGTACTCGGCACACAGGTGGCCGATGCCGCGCGCTACTTCGGTATCAGCCCGCTGGCCGCTGCCGTTGCCCAGGGCGACCTGAGCGTCAAGGTGGCGTCGGTGTATGCCTCCCTGGTGCCGAGCAACACCAAGGAAACCCCGTTGATCGACCAGCTCGGCGGTTACAGCCGCCGGCAGATGATCGCTGCCGGCGCAGCGCGCTCGCCAGCGCTGACGTTTGCCTCGGTCACCGCCGGCCAGTCGCGCAGCTTTCTCGGTACCGGCGCGTTGCCGGGTAGCATCAGCCTCAACATCAGCGCCGGCGTATACGCCGATGACGGCAAGGGCGAGTTCCGCCCGGTCAGCGGCAGTGCCAGCTTCACCAAGATCACCGTGGACTACCAAACCGGCCAGCTCGACGCCTACCGCAGCACGGCATTCACCGGCGCGGCCAGCGTCACCTACACCCCGGCCACTGGCGTCACCGGCCCGACCGTCACCGGCGAGATTGTCATTGATCTGGCCAACCGCGGCTTCGCCTACACCCTCGCCCTGGCACTGGCCAAGCCCAAGCCTGGTACTTTGTCCATCAGCTACATGGCCCTCGGCAAATGGCAGGAGATTCGCGACCCCGGCGACGGCGAGTTGACGGGCGAGGGCAGCGGCACCATCGCCTTCGGTACTGGCAGCGTGTCGTTCACCCTCAATGCGCTGCCCGATGTCGGCTCGGCGCTGATCTACAGCTACGTGTCGCAGAACGATGCGGAGTTTACCCAGCGCACCGGCGCGGGCATCCCGGCCAAGGTACGCATCCGGCACCGCCTGCCCCACGACGGCATCCAGCCTGGCAGCCTGACGGCCACCTACCTGGTCGGCGGCGTCAGCAAGACCATCACTGACAACGGCACGGGCACGCTCACCGGCGAAGCCAGCGGCATCATCGGCTACGCCACCGGTGAGCTGGATATGGAGCTGACCAGCACGCCGGATGCGGGCAGCGCGATTCAGTACAGCTACCAGCAAGGTGCGGTAGGCGACACCGTGCTCAATCCCGCACCGGACAGCGCGGGCACCGTCAACGGCACCATCCCTGGCGCGCCGCTGCAGCCCGGCTCGGTGCAGGCAAGCTGGTCGGTAGTGCGCAAGAAAGCCGTGCCCTCGGTGAAAAACCAGAGCAGCTATGACTCGACTTACACCGTCGAGAAAACCGCCCGTGACGATGGCGCCGGTGGCTGGGTCGGCTACGTCGGAACCGTCGACTACAACACCGGCGTGTTCACCCTGCGCGTGCGCAGCAGTTACGAATACGTCGAATACACCTACCAGAACGACAGTCGTCTCGACTGGGCGATCTCCGGCTAAGAGGCCCGCATGTCCGATATCAAACTGATCAGCACTGCCACCACCCTGCAGGAACAGTTCGGCGGCACCCTGGTGATGCGCGCCCAGCCGGCCGGTACCAGCTACGGCGCGCAAACCGACAGCCAGGCCGCGCCCGAACTGACCTTCGACCTGCTGCCTGCTGTCGAGGAACCCATTCTGCCGGGTTCGCTCATCCTCTCCTGGGGCGGTGAAACCTACGTCGACCGCGACGGCGTGCTCTACAAAAACATCAGCAGCCAAACCAACGCCGGTGTGGCGGTGGGCACCGTTGACTATGCCGCCGGCGAGGCGCGGCTCAACAGCTACCCGGCCGGGGCCAGTGCCAACATCAGCCTGTTGGGCTGCCTGACCACCAACAGCGGCTTCGCCATCACTGGCGCCACCTGGCGCACCCCCGGCGCACCGCTGCGTCCGGCCAGCCTGCAACTCACCGTGGTGCGCGCCGACACGGCCGGTGTTGTTGTGGCCACCGCCGACAACAACGGCAACTTCGCCGGCCCGGTGGTATTTGGCACGGTCGATATTGCCACTGGCATCATCCGTGTGCGCTTTACCAGCAACCCGGCTGACAACAGTGGCAACAGCGAGATCCCGGTGGTCCCGCTGCTGCTGCGCTACAACACCGTGCTGTACACATCGCTGCCGCTCAATGCCGATCTGATCGGCCTGGACCCGGTGCGCCTGCCGGCCGATGGCCGCGTGCCGATCTATCGTGAAGGCGAGGTGCTGGTCATCCACCACACCGCCGAAACCAACCTCGACACGCCGACCCCCGGCCAAGTAGTCAGCCTGGCGCGCGATCACCAGGCCGGCATCGAAGTGCTCGATGGCAGCGGCGTGGCGCTCGACTCGCAGGCCTACACGGTCGACAAGCTGCTTGGCCGCGTGACCTTCGCCGACCCGTTGGTGCTCAACGATGCCTTGGGCGTGCCACTGGTACCGCCGCTCAAAGCGCTGGATCGGGTGGAACACATGACGGTCTGCACCGAGGTGCAGATCAGCGGCGTGCTCGGCATCAACAGCCCACTGCCGTGGGACCTGCCGCCGGCGGTGGCGAAGGTTTCCAGTGCCGTGGCCTGGGGTGACCTGCAAGCGCGGCTGTACAAGTGGTTCGCGCAAAAGACCTGGAGCAGCGGCAGCCCAAACTGGTCGGACTCACGCATCGGCGACAGCACTACCGCCCAGTACGACCAGCTCAACTACCCGCCGATCGTCACCAACAAGGGCAGCATCGCCGGCAAGTGGGCGTTGGTGTTCACCAGCAGCAGCACCTTTCAGGTGGTCGAGCAGCAGCTCGGCATCATCGCCACCGGCAGCATCGGGGCGGATTGCGCACCGATCAACCCGGCCAACGGCGCGCCGTACTTCACCATCGCGGCGGCGGGTTGGGGCAGCGGCTGGGCGGCGGGCAACGCGATTCGTTTCAACACCGACTCATGCCTCGGACCGCTGTGGATCTGCCGCACCGTGCTGGCGGGGCAGGGCACGGTTGAGGACGACACCTTTCAGATTCAGGTTAGAGGGGATGCAGACTGATGCCTTTTGGACTGGCGGGATCGGGTACCAAAGAAGCCCCATGGCTGATTACCACTAACTCGGAGTTCTTGTCCGTTGTGACGGCAATCGCCTATGCCTATAACGGCTACTACAAGGCGACTGGAGACCTCTCAGCGAGCTTGCCGCAAGGAACCCCCTACGGCACAAGCCTGCAATACTACACGTCGACCTGCAAAGTCATTGATATGTGTGGCTACAAGGCATCGTTCTTCTGTAGCAACATAACCACTGGCCATCCGCTGATTTTTGGGCTGATGCTGCGCAATGGCGATATCTATTGCAGCATCTACGGCAACCCCTCTAATTACTACAACGATCTTGTTCTGATCAGAAGCACTTGGTTTACCGATTGCATTATCCGAATAACTCATGGCGGCGCATATCGGAGCTACTTCGCAACCTACGCCGCAGGACACATAACACTTGAGCCAAAAGTTAATCGACGTGTCTTTATCATGGGCGTCTCGCTCAGCGCCTCATATAACTATTTCCTTGATTTCTACGGGACGGACAGCGGCGAAACCACGTCCGCTGACGTCGTGCGTTTCGCCACATCAACAGGTACCTGGTACAACAAAATTTCCGTGGTGCCTACGGTGGCGCAGCTTGATGCGTTCACTGGCACCGGCCATGACTACACCATGGCGGCTTGGTTCTTTTCCTCAGAGGGGTACCCAAGACCCTACTTTGCTGATGTCCTGGCCCTGTCGGTGTCTTCGCTGGTTGACGGCGTGGTCAAGAAGCGTCCTCTGTTCTGGGAGTCGCAGGGCGCATTCAACTACCTCGGGGAAACGGGAGAGGACGGCGCGATAGAACTCAATCTGAGAATCCAGCGCTGGACAACATTGAGGTTAGTGGCCAGCGAAACGCACGCGCTCAGCCAGTTGCAGGAAGGCGGCTACGTCAGCGCGGGGGTTGGCTACCTGCCGCCGTTTTCCGGCACTGGCTACAAGTACGTGGCGGGCTCGGCAGGTCAGATGATAGGACTTACCAGCACCTCATTTGGAGGCGCGCCCGTCACCGTCAATGGGGTCACTCTCACGCCGGTACCGGTCTACCGCGAAGCCTATAGCGACCACACATCGCTGCTGTCCGCAGGCCCTCAGCAGATCATTACCTTGGACACGGTTAGCTCTGGTGGGGGTGGTGGCGGGCCTGTGATCGACGGCGACCCAGCCTATTTGGATGGCGTGGTTGAAGAAATCCACCCCATGCTCGGCACCGTCCGTGCGTTGATCAATGCCGAAGTGCTGGTGTTCGAAAAGCGTGCCACCGGCTACGTGGCCATGGGCAGTGCCTACTCCAACGCGGTAGGAGAGTTTCGGGTTAATACTGAGGTCTACGGTGGCGGCGATATCTTCGCTTTCGCCGCCGACTTTCCTGGTTTTGTCTGGCAGCCCGGCATTGAGCTGGAAGTGGGCTCCAGGATTCGCCCTACCGTCAACAACGGCTACGTCTACGAGGTCGTTACGGCCGGCAACTCCGGCGCGACCGAGCCTACCTGGTGGGCCGATGCCGGCGACGGCACCGAGGGCGCCATTGGCGGCGCCACTGCCAAGGCCCGGCCGTACTACCAGCCGGTGGGCCACGGCCCGCTGAAGATGACCCTCGTCGAATAGAGCACCAACCCATGCAGAGATTTCGCCTCACCGGGCCTTACCAGCCGCCGGTGCCGTTGGTGTTTGTGCTGCAGGCGCGCCATGTCGATGTGATCTACCCCGAGCCGCCACGCCTGTGCATCGCCGCGCGTGCTGGATGGTCGGGGGGCGGCGCGTTCGATGCCGCAACGCGAGCGACATTCCGCTCGGTACCGCCGCGCGAAGCAACGGTTGTGTTGAGCCACCAGCAGGCTCCCGTGCAGGATGCGGTCATGGGTTCTGCCTGGGGCGTAGGTGCGCCGACCGACAGCGGCCAGGGCGAGGGTTGGACGGAGGCGCGGCCGCTGTCCGCCGCAGCTCAGGCGGTGCCTTGGTCAACGCCTGGCGTGCGCGACCTCGGTACCGCCGACGCTTGGCGCCCGGCGATTCCGCTCGACCAGATCAACCTGCGCTTGAGTTGGCAGGTTGGCATCCCGGCGGACGTGCAACTCGGCAGCCGCCACCGTGACACCGACCGCTACGGCCCCGAATGGGTGTACGTCGAGCAGTTGCCGCCGTACCGCCCCGGCGCGCAGCCGCTGGCGTTCCGCTTCAACGGCACCCGCTACCTGCCGGCACGCAACCCGCCGGTGTACTTCCGCCTCGGTCGCAGTCTGCGCGAGCGCCCGACCCAGCCGCGCGACCAGCGGGTGGGCATCCGCCACGGCACGCCGTTGCAAATCGACTGGGGCCGCTCGCTGCCGTGGGGATGGGGCACGTCGGCCGATGCACGGCCGACCGGCATTACCTATCCCGACTACAACGGCCCGGTGATCATCGTCGAACCGGCGGTGGAACCCGACATATTGGAGACCTACATGATCGCCAACAGCGTCAGCCTGGTGCTGCTGCCCGACCGCACGCCCGTGGATGCCACCAGCATCAAGGCCAGCCTGGACCGGGACAGCTTCAGCTGGAAATTCAGCGCCGATCTGTTCGGCCGCACCTCGCTCAATCTGGTTCGCCCGGATGCCAGCGGCCCGAAAACCTTGGAGCTGACCATCAACGGCTGGGCCTGGACCTTCCTGGTGGAGCGCTACAGCAGCAACGCCAAGTTCCCGGCCGAGCGCTTCAGCATCAGCGGTAGTAGCCGCAGCCAGTTGCTGGCTGAGCCCTACGCGCCCAAGCGCAGCGCGGTCAACGCGGTGGACATCAACGCGCGGCAGGCGGCCGAGGATCAGTTGCTGTTCACCGGCTTCACCATCAACTGGGACGCCACCGGCATCGGTCCACCCGACTGGACCATCCCGGCCGGTGCCCTCAGCTACCAGGATCAAACGGCCATGCAGGTCATCGCCCGGGTGGCCGAGGCGGCGGGTGCATTTGTGCTGCCCGCGCGCGAGGGCGACTCGCTCACTGTGCTGCCGTGCTACCGCGAGGCGGTGTGGTGGTGGAGCAGCGCGATCATGGACCGCATCATCCCGGCCGAGATAATCACCGACGCCAGCGGCGAATGGACGCCCCAGCCCGAGTGGGACAGCGTCTACGTCAGCGGTACCAGCCACGGCGTGGCAGTAGATGTGCGCCGCACCGGAACCGCCGGCAACGCCCCGGCGCCGGATGTGTTCGATGACCTGATCACCGCCACCGACGCAGCCCGCGCGCGCGGCATCTGCGAGATCAGCAAGGGCGGCAATCAGGAAATCGCCAGCCGCACCATCCCGTTGTTCCCGGTGGGCAGCGCGCCCGGGCTGGTCGAACCTGGCATGCTCTGCGAAATCCGCGACCCCGGCGACACCTGGCGCGGCCTGTGCCTGGGCGTCGACATCAGCGCCGAAGGCATCGGTGCCAGCCGCGTCAGCCAAGTGCTACGCCTGGAACGCCACCACGCTGGAGGTGCCTGATGGCCACGGTAAACCCATGGAAGCGCTTCATCAGCCTGCTGCCCGGCGGCAGCCGGTCGGTGGGGGAGGTGATCAGCATCAGCACCGCCACCGGTAGCAGCATCATCGAGCTACGCAACGGCGTACAGATATCGGCGCGCGGCGTCGACGTGGCGGTGGGCCTGAAGGCCTTCATCATCGACGGCCAGATTACCGGGCAGGCGCCGAGCCTGCCGCAGTATGACGTGGAGGTTTAGTGGGAGTCTGAGCTTGTGACACAGATCACGCAAAGTGCTAGCCTTCCGGCTGCGCCTGGAGGCGTCCCCTCTCTACGAATGGATTCGTGATCAATGAACAAGCTCATTCTCGTTTTTTCGCTACTTCTGATCAGCATCTATGCATCGCTGTGGTTTGTTGCGCCTCATCCCTTTTGACCCCGGCAAAGGAACGCCGTCATGACTCATAAAGAGCAGCAGTTAACGGAGCTTCTTACGCTCACCTCTCGCAGCCTGACGCACTTAACCGCGTCGATGACTGCCCTGTCCTTTGATTTGATACGCAGCCCCGACCCTGCTGTGTGCGGTGCAGGCAAGCGGATGATTGCCCGGCTGGAAGCTGTGAGTAAGGAGATTGATCATCAATGGAAATTGATCGGCGAACTGACAGAGGATACGCAACACGTGCGCCATGATTTAGTGGAGGTAGTGCACTTGCACTCGATGACTTAGCCAGAAATTACCAGTTAACCAAAACCCGCTCCGGCGGGTTTTTTTATTCCCGGAGATAACATGGACATAACCGAGCAGCAGCTGCTCCACATCATGCCCAACGCCCGCAAATACGCGGGCGTTTTTGTACCTGCAATCAACGCCGCCGCCAAGCGCTGGCAGTTCGACCGACCCAAGCGCATGGCGGCTTTCCTGGCGCAGGTTGGGCATGAGTCCGGCCAGCTCCAGTTCACCCGCGAACTGGGCGGTAGTGCCTACCTGGCAAAGTACGACACCGGTCCATTGGCCGTGCGGCTGGGCAACACGCCCGAGGCCGATGGCGACGGCCAGCTCTATCGCGGGCGCGGCCTGATCCAAGTCACCGGCCGCTACAACTACCTCAAGTGCAGCCTGGCGCTGTTCAGTGACGAGCGGTTGTTGCGCACGCCTGAGCTGCTCGAGCAGCCCGAGTGGGCCGCCCAGTCGGCGGGGTGGTTCTGGTGGGTCAAGGAATTGAACACCCTGGCTGATCAGGGGCGGTTCACTGATATCACCCGCAAGATCAATGGCGGGGTGAATGGCATGAAGGAGCGCCGGGAGCTATGGGCGCGGGCGAGGGAGGTGCTGGTATGAGCATCACTGACCTTATCTCCGGTTCACTGCGCCTCTGGGTTGTCAGCGCACTGCTGGCGTCTCTGGTCGCCGGCACAGTCGGCGCCACCTGGTGGGTGATCAGCCCGCGCCTGGATCTGCAAACCGAACGAGCCACCCGGGCCGAGCAGGATCTCGTCAGCGAACGCGAGCTGACTGCCCTGCAGGCACGTGTGCTGGAGGCGCAACAGGGCCAGTTCGAGCGCCTGGCCGCGGTTGAGCTGAGCATGCAGCAGCTCGGCCAGCGCATCGATAAAAACACCACGACCCACGCCCGCGCCCTCGAGGAGCTGAAACGCAATGACCAAACCATCGTTGATTACCTGGCTCAGCCTGTGCCTGCTGCTCTCGGCCTGCTCTACGCCCGCCCCGAAACCACCGACCCCGGCGCCTACATTGCATCACCAGCCGTGCACCCTGGTGCCGTGCTACCTGCCAGCTCGGCCGCAGCTGCTGATCAATGACCACTGGCGCCAAGCGCTGGACGAATCAGAAGGCGCGTTGCTGAGCTGTGCAGCGCAGGTGCTTAAGTGCATCGAGCGGCAGCGGGTGCAGGCGCCGCCTTAGGAAATCTGTCCTATGCTTGCCAGGGATATCAATCCAGGGAAGGAAAACAATGTCTCATTTAGTGCTCACTCGCCGTGCTGGACAATCCGTAGTGCTAACTCTCGATCCAGCCGCTGACCCTGAAAAGGTACTGCAGCTGCTTATGCGAGATGGCATAACCCTGAGCGTGTACGAGGTTGATGGGGGGAATGCCCGGTTCTCAATCGATGCCCCTCGCGAGATTTCTATCGTGCGATCGGAGCTGCTGGTTGATCGAGCAAGGCGTAAAGCCTCGAATCCGCTGGCCAGCATCTAGTTTATCGCTTCGCCCTCATAACCTCGCTTCAGTCATTCATCCCCGCACAAAAGAAGCGGCCGGTTCAGGTGTTCCACCACCCAGACCGGCCGCTCGACCCGCAGCCATTCCTGCAAGCCAAGCCAAGGCTCCTCACTCCGTGCACGAAGCGGGGCAGAGCCTAGCACCTGTTTATTTATACAGTAAAGGTTTGCATCCTATGACCAGCCCAATCATCCCGTGGATGGGCGGCAAACGCCGCCTGGCCGACCGTCTTATCCCGTTATTCCCGCCGCATGAGTGCTACGTCGAAGTGTTCGCCGGCGGCGCCGCGCTGTTCTTCATGCGTCCCCAGCCTGCTCCCGTCGAGGTGTTGAACGATATCAACGGCGATCTGGTGTCGCTGTACCGGGTGGTGCAGAACCACCTCGAGGAGTTCGTGCGCCAGTTCAAGTGGGCGCTGTCCAGCCGCCAGCTATTCGAGTGGCAGAAGATCACCCGCCCGGAAACCCTGACCGATATCCAGCGTGCGGCGCGGTTTTTCTACCTGCAACACCACGCGTTCGGCGGCAAGGTCAGCGGCCAGTCGTTCGGTACCGCCACCACCGGTCCAGCCATCAACCTGATGCGCATCGAAGAAAATCTGTCTGCTGCCTGGCAGCGCCTGGCCGGTACCTACGTGGAGAACCTGCCCTGGCTGGATTGTGCAGAGCGCTACGACCGCGCCCATACATTCCACTACATGGATCCGCCGTACTGGCAGACAGCGGGCTATGGCGTGGACTTCCCGTTTGAGAACTATGAGCGCATGGCAGACTTCATGCGCCGCTGCAAAGGCAAGGTGATGGTCAGCATCAACGACCATCCAGACATTCGCCGGGCGTTCGATGGCTTCCACTTTGAGCAGCTCGACATCCGCTACAGCACCACAAACCAGCGGCAAGGCCAAGCCGAGGTAACTGGCGAGCTGGTGATCATGAACTGGGTGCCGGCGGCGCTGGGCGGTCTGTTTGATGGCTGCTGATCCGCTTGCTATGCCATGGCACCAGAGCGTTACTGGTGCCAGCCAAATCAATCAAGGACAAGCACAATGAACCTGGACGAACACCTCCAGCCCCTGCCGACTGAACTGCTAATCGCGATGGCGAAAGGGGAGGCCGACACTCAAGCGATCGCTGCGCAGCTGATGGCGGGGCGCGGGATGGATCGAGATGGGAAGTGGGTAGGGTTTGCCAACGCTGCGGAGGCTTGGCGGCTGAAGCCCTAA